TGATATACATTGCTGCACAGGATGAAGATTTGATTGCCTTGATAGCTTCCATCATCAATAGTTGTAAACCTATGCCAATCCCATTTTTGGTGTTCTCTTTCATTTGGCTTTGTAATTACCAAGTCAAATAGCCTCTCGTGGATACTCTCGTATGAGTTAGGCTCATTATCGTTTAGCCATTGCTCAAGCAGATGCTTGCGCTCCTCCCATTGTTTGACGTAGTGTAGTATCATATTGTTGGTTTTTAAAGGGGTCGAATTCGACTAATTATAATTCTCCGAAGATTGTGTACGAGTCCAAGTCCTCACCCAAGATGAAGAACTGCTTGTACAATTCAATTGCCTCAAGCGTTTTTCGTTCGCCTTCTGCTACGAACTCGGGAGTGATAGAATAGATGCCCACATCCAAGCTCGCCTTGTCAATAGCAATAAAGTAGAACTTGTCAATCGGCACACCGAACAACCGAGTGTAGATGAATGCTTGAACGTCATAGCCATATTTTCGGGCGGCATAGGGCCACGCACGAAGGTCATTTGTCGTTTTAAGGTCAGCCAAGAAGCCGTCAGCAATAATGTCGGCCTTTGCACGGAAGGGCATACCGCCAATGGTTCCGATTGCCGGTTGCTCAAATGAGCAGCCCTCAATCATTGACAAAAAGTATTCATTGCGCAGCAGGGCATCAGCAATGCGTTGAGCCTCGTCAAACTCCTTGCGGGTGCATAGGTTGCGTTCGCCTTTTGCTTCTTGCCAAGCCTTAGCGTTCTTGCTCTGCACCTCAATCACCTTGTACTCCTCCACACGGTGCGGCTCAAGAGCCATCAGGTGAACGAGCCGGCCTACGGCAAAGGCATCCGAATCTTGGCTGCCATACTTGGTGACGTAGTGGTAGGTCTTGGGTGAAGTGAGTAGCAGCTTACAGGCCGTTGAACTCAAAGCGTTCTTGGCGAGGTTGCCGTAGTAAAAGTCATCATCGTGCATCTTGGTTAGGACTGTTTCCATATCCCAAGTGCTGCCGTCAAGTAGTTCTATGATTCTCATTTCTCGGCAAATTTTTTAAGCATAAACTCCTCGTAATTGGTGCAGTAGTCCTTCAGTACTTCGTAGAAGTCTTGATGGTAGGGGATGTCCAAAAATAGCATTGAAGCCCCATCGGTATTGCTTAACCACGCCTCTGCGTGAAGCAGGAATGAGTGATTGTCCTCATCGTTAGCCCAACTATGGACGTCAACGAGTTCTCCGGCAATGTTTGTCTTTTCCATAATTACATCCAATTAGCGTGGTCTACGCAAGAGTTAATAAAGTTAATGTAAATGTCTTTAGCGAGCTTCGGGGGGTCGTTCTTGCTTGAGGTTGTTGCGTAGCGTTCCCACGTTCCGTGTGTGTCCGTGCGCAGCTCAACATCTAACTCAAAGCTTTCGTACTCGTCCATCGTTTCGTAGCCAAGCCAAGCAGCAAGGTAGGAGTGAGCTTCAAGGGCGGTTTCAATTTCAAAGTACTCCTTTGGCAGCAGCTCACGCTCCTCAAGGTAGAACATCAGGTCGGTATAGGTAAAGGTCATAACAGGGAGTCAATTAGTTTGCCGATGAAAGTGGCGATAAAAGAAACGAGAAAAAAGAAAGCAAGGACTGCCACAGCAGCAGCAGTCTTTGCGAGGAGGACTTTAATTTGATGCATCTTCATTTTCTTCAATGGCTTCAGCAAGCAGTTCGTCAAGGTCAAGTTCTTCATTGCAGAAGTCGCATAGCGCAGCATAAGCAGCTTCGCTTACGTTGGTAATTGGGCCAAGCTCGTGGTCAGACCAATCGGCAAAGCCACAGGACTTGATGATGTCAAAACACTCGTGGTAGTAGATTACCGAGTTGTCAATTTCAATGTGGAGTTGCTCTTGAAGTTGGTCGGTGTCAACTTCGTTGCCGTGACGGAGTTCCCAAGAGATGTGGTCTTTTAGGGCTTCTTGCTTACGAGTAAGCCATTCATACTTGTTAAACATAATTGATTGGTTTTTGTGGTTAAGACCCCCGAAGGGGTTTCGGCTAATGTCAAGCCTCGTCAGTTAACCTTTAGTATGGCCAATGTTCAGGAAGACCAAATGCTTTTACAACATCATACGATGGGAACCAATTTCCCTCCTGATGGTCGGGGTCATCGTTGCCAAACCCTGCGTAAGAATCGTATACCATATCTTTTTTAACAAGACTTCCAATAGTTCCCTTTTGTGATGGGGTTAGGCGGCTCGTGTAGCAAACTACATCTTTTGGGTTGTATTCGTGAACGATAAGTGCAAGCATTAAGAACTCACCTTCAGTCAGTTGGTTTTTGATGTCTTCAATAGTTTTCATTGTGATTGGTTTTTAATGATACCCAAATGTGCGGTGACTATTTGGAATAAAAAAACAATTTTCAACAAAGAACGATTTTGTTCACCTTTAGACTCAAAACAAAAAAAAGAGGGCTATTTGCCCTCCTTCCATTGCGTGTAGCAGATTGCTACTGCTTGGTCTTTGTCGGTGTACTCGCCTCCGATGGCCTCCATACATCGTTGTATGTAGTCGGATTGCTTTTCACCACTTTGCGGCTTCGGTATTGGCATTGTTCATTAGGGATTTAATATAATCAAATACTTGCTCAATGTTTAGGATTTCGCCTGTTGTCCCGTTGTAGTACACATACAGGTATGGGGCGTAGTCCTTTGCATATTGCTCGTTCTTTATGTAGTGCGCCTGCTTGGATTGCATCTGCGATGGTGCGCTCATGCGCTGATACGATTCGGGCTTCAGTTGGATGCCAAGCAACACCTGCTCACCTAACCGGACTTCCACATCAATACAGTACTGATGGTCTATCTCAAAGCTCGCACGGTGAATGTTTAGTTCGGGGAACCAATGCGACAAGTCTTGTACCAAAATAAGCTCACGGTTCAAGCCGTTCCACGTCTGCCCAATCACACGGTGATAAACATACCGCTTGATGTCCTGTACGTCAGCGTTAGGGAATAGCTTGCTGATTTCAACGGCAGCATTCTTCAGCCCATTCCAACCCTGTACGGCTTCGTAAAAGCTCTCCCACCCTTTATGGGTTGTGGCATCAGTAGAGGCGTAGTATTGCTCAATAAGGTCAATACACTTGCCAACGTAGCGAACGTCAAAATACTTCTTGACGGCTCCGCTTTGGTTCAGTTCCCTGTATAGCTTTTGTGGGATATCGCAGTAATAGAACATCAATAAGCGTTGTACAGGGTTTCTAATTCCTGCACCCGACCACGCAAACACGAGCCGCAGTTGGTGGGCTGTACGTTGTCATTGAATACACGATTGTAGATTCTGTTGACTTCCGTTTGTTGCGCTGCGCTTATGACATTCCGCCCCTTGATGGTGCCAATGAATTCATACTCCTCTTTGGTCAGGCATTCGGGCTTCCTATACCGCCAAATCTTGTTCAGCTTCTCCTTACGGGCATCGCAGCCGCAGTCAACGCCTGTGGCTTCGCTGAACCAATCAACCGCAGCTTTGATGCCGGTTGCGGTAGTGATGGCCTCAATGGTATCGCCTAACCCGCTACTCTTGCGAGGCTTCCTTCCACGCTTGGTAGTGGTCGTTGCATTCGTCTTGGATTCGTTCTCTTGCATTTTTTAGGGTATTGAAAATTGAACGTGCTGAAATTTTAGTTTTGTCTGCGAGCGTTCTAATGCTCATATCGGTGTTGTGGTACAGGTCAAATATCTTGCGGTCGTACCAATGCCAATCGTCTGCTTGCTCCCATATCTCATCGTACAGGGCTACGAGCTGCACTTCAGCTTCTTCGTTTGCCTCCTCAAAGATTAGCTCCTCCTCAAATTGGCTTACGTCTACAAACTCAATGCGGCTCTTTGCCTTCATCAGGGTTGCGTACATATTGCGCAGCGTAACGTACACAAAAAAGGTGTTGACCTCCTTTTCGTTGTACATAATCTTTTCAGGCTCCCCAACGTATTTGTACAGCCGGACGTACATCTCTTGGACGATATCGTTGGCAAGGTCTTGGTCTGCACCAAAGCTCTTAACCATCCGAATCCAATCGGTGTGCCGTTCAGCGAGTACGTTTAGGAGTTCCAACTAATCTCAAAGATTATTACGAATAGGGCAAACTGAAGCTCGTGCTGAAGGTCTTCGCCATCAAGGTCGGTTGTAGAGGCGTAGTTTACGCCCAAGAGCAAACCTGTGATAGGCCATACGTTAACTTGAAAACTCATCAAATGTCTTTTTCAGGGTTAAATATAGTTCTTTATACTTAACTAACTCGCTGACCATATCGTTAAGCTTTTTGATTTCATCCTCAAGGGATTTGCTATCTACGCTTTCTGCGGTTTCAATTGGATACTCCTCACGAATCTCACAGGCAACCTTATAAGCCCAACGGTAGTCCTTGTAGTTAAGTCTTGCTCCGTGTTCCCTGATGGCGTGAATTACTGTTGAATGGTCTTTTCCAATAATCTTACCTAACTCCATCAGTGTGGCCTTATGGCGGTATGCGTTTACAAATGCGCCTCTTGCTAAAGTGTATTCTCGTTTGCGTGTATCTCTATCTTCAAGGCCAAGTCGTGCAAGTGTTGCATTCTTGGCTCGTGCCATTTGTTGTAATTCGAAAGCCCTCATTTGCATTTGCAGAGTGTTGCTCTGCCCTCTTTTTTGGTTTCTATTATTTTGGTGATTGGTAGCAGGAAGTGCTTGTGGTCGGATAGCCTCTTGAACTTAAACCACGAACACCACTCCACAAGTTTGTCTTCTGCATCTTGTATGATTTGGTAGTCCAAGCAGATGTAGTCAACGCCATCTACCTTAAAGCACTCAAGCTGCTGAAAGGGTGAAAATATCTGCTTCACAGGTTGTCTTCAATGATTCGTTGCAATCTTTCAATCTCCATAATCATCTCCTCGTTGTTCACACGGAGTTGAGCGTTGGCAAGCATAACCTCGTTTAGTTTGCGGTTGGCGAACAATCGGTAGTCAATAAACTGCTGCAAGAGTTGGTCTGCGTGGTGGCAGTTCATCACGTGGTCAAGCAGCTCGTCTTGGACTTCCCTGCCGTTTGCTTTGTCGGATGCTTGCTTGGCGAGCCACATAGCCGTGCCTGAAAGCATCAGTTGCTTTTCCCTGATGTACAGGTCGTGTAGTTCTTCAGAAGGGTACATCGTCAGGGCTGATTAGTGGTGTTGGTTCGTCCTTTGTTTGAAGCAACAAATTACGCCCATTTATTTTAAAGCCCACGTTACCGATGATGGACTGCATAACAAGGGGTGTTTCAAGGGGCGTTACACGGCCTCCTGTTTCCATCTCCTTGACCTTACGGACGTGGATGTGGGTGTATATCCAATCCGTTTCGTGCTGCGAGTACCTGTGAATAATAATTACGGAGTCAGCACGGTTTCCCCACTTGCCCCCTCCTTCAATATCGCTCGTCATAGGCGGCATCGGCATACCTTCGTACGGGTGGCCTTTGTAGTGAACCTTACGCATAGCCTCCGTAACCGGATGCGTATTGACGATGGTCGTGACGTTGTTCTTGTGGGCGAATACCCGTATGGCACTTGCTACCTCATAGTGGTACTCGTGCATTCCTGTTTTGCCGAGCTTCTTTTGGTCGGTGGTTAGGCTATTGTACGGGTCAATCAACGCTCCTGTGTAGTCCCATTCGTTCTTGATGGAATCCATCGTTTCAATCAGAGCAAAGGCATTGAATAGCCTGTTGCCGTCTATGAACTGAAAGTACTCGTTTATCCAATCCAACTTTCGGTGCATCGTCAGCTCATCAATGCCCTGAATTGGTTTGCATACAAGGAACTCAATGAGCTTACGCTTGAGGCTCGGCACTTCGTTCTCTGCGGAGTAGATAAGCCACTTCTTGCCCTGATTGTACGACTGAAGCAGCATCAGGTACATCAGCGTATGGGTCTTGCCCACGTTGGCGTGGCCTGTTACAACGCAGAATTCACCGTCCTTGAACCGGACGTACTCGTCAAGTTCGTAGACGCCAAGCTTTCCTGTGTCAAAGTATTTGCCCTTCAACGCTCGCTGAAGGTATGGTAACGAAGATTCGTTTGGAAGTAAGTCGGGATGTTTCATAATCTGATTGGTTGAGCAAATATGCAAAATGTTTTCGGAATAAAAAAAGCCTCCCGAAGGAGGCCTTTACGCAACGTCCGAAGAAACCAATCAGAACGGACTCTCGTTGCGTGTAGCAAAATGCTCTTGATGCGTGGCGGCTGATTGGGTGCCGGTCATCCACTCATTGAATGTTGCTGCGTTGGCAAGGATGGTGTTAACATCGTGGCCTGCTGCACAAGCGTACTCCACGGCAGCCTTGAGAGCTACTTGGCGGATAATGGAGGCGGAGCGTTCATCGCCTGCCGATTTCGAAGCGGTGGCAAAGCTGCCTCCGGAACCCCCACTAAATCCACCGCCCGTGAAGGGCTTGTTGATTTTGATAGTACCCTTTTCGTTTTTGGTGTAGTCCACCTCATCGCCTACGTTGTAGGATGGTGTTTGTGATTTGGCAAACGCTGTACCGAAGTCACCGTTGTCGAAACGGATGTCTAATTTGTAGAACTCTTGCCATTGCCCTTTCGGGGTGATTGAAACGATTTTAGCCATTGTAAAGATTGGTTTTAAATAAATAGAACTGCTTGCTGCTCCAAGACCTCAATGCGAGCTGAAAGCTCCTGCACCTTGTCTTGTAGTGCTTTGATTTGCGCCTGCTGCGCTATGATAGTTTGGGAGTAGGTGTCCTGTGAAAGTGAGAGTGTCATAATGATTGGTTTTAGTTTGACAGGACAAATATGCAAATAAATTATTGATTAACCAAAAGTCCCGTAAAAGTTATTTCGGCAGTATCGGGGTGGATGTCGGGGTCGTGTTCCAACTTCAGCTTGCGTACATAGGCTCTCGAATCGTCTTTGACTCCTCCCCACTTGCGGAATGCATCAAGGGCAAACTTCACCGCCATTATGGAGTTGTCTATGTCGTAGCGGTAGTTGACCTTGCAGGTGATGTAGACGTGGTGGATGGGTACGCAGTCGTACTCTTGCAATTGTTGCAACACTTCAGCACAATGCTTGTCTTTTGCCTTTGCTCGTACCGTCCAATGCTTTGATGCGTAGAATGCGTTGAGGCTCGGCACTTTGCCGACCACAACGTGGTAGGACTTTAGTTGTCCTGTTGGAGGTACCCACATTGCATTGCGAAGTGATGGTCAATAGTTGCAATTTTTGCAAGAATTGATTGTTCTTGGTACTTCGCCTGTTGGCGAGCTTGGTAGGTAGAATCGCAGTTGGCGAATAGCGAAGCACACTCAGCAAGAAGCAAGTCAATCTTTCTGCGCTTGGCAGGGTTAGTATAGTACTGCATACTTGACATTGACTCCTTCATTTGTTGTGCTTGTTGCTCGTTGCTCATCTTGTGCTGATAGGTGGATTTGGCGTTCTAATTCAAACTCAAGGTGTGCGATAGCCTTGCGAATGTCTTGGGTGATTGGGTTGTTGGGCTTCTTGCCTGCTCGCATCAGGTAGGTGAGTGCCGTACCTAAGTTGTAGTTATCAGGTTGGAAGTCCATCACCACATCCTTCGCCTCTATTCCGAGTGTTTTGCCGATGTAGTACGTTGGTGTCTTGCTCATTGTCTGATGGTTTACCCAAAGGTAAGTCATCCCAATAAATGAAAAT